CTCCTGTCGCTTTTCCTCATATTCCAGATGCTGCTTAATCTGGTTTGCATCTATAACCGTAATCCCCAGCATATTTGCTGTATGTATTTCTCTGTCCATTCCCTCTGTTATGCCGTATTTCACGCCGACAATAACAAAATCGCAACCTTTCAGCAGCGCAAGCCCCGCAGCCATGCCCCTTGCCCGCTCTTCCGGCTTTTTATCGTCCATGCACTGCGTCATATATAAATGCGGCGTAATGGGCGCTAAGCCCGCCTCTAATGCCTGCCGTGTCAGCTGCTGCGCATAATCTATGTTTCTGTCCAGCTCTGCGCCATCTTTCGCCCTGTACGGGCTGCATATATAAACCTTTCTCATACTTTGCCTGCCTCTCCTGTTTCTTTCTCAATTCTCTTGCTTTCAATTTCTGCCAGTTCCTCTGCCATGTGCATAACGTCGTCTGTACTCTTTTCTGTCAGAAAACCGCAATGCTTACAGCAAGCGCCCCAGCCGTAAACCATGCTTAATAACTGCTCTAATTCCCGCTCGGTTTTCATTTCCTTTAAGCCGGAAATAAGGCTTACCAGTCCTGTTACTGCGTGCTGTCCCAATTCTCCACCGCCGCCCTGTAGCGGTATCTCGATACGGTGCGCCTTTACTTCTCCCTTGCTATTCATTTCTACTTTTACTCTCATTTCTTGCCTCTTCCTTTCTTCTAATCAGCCGTACTGATACCTCGTAAGCTGTGCGCTGTTCTCTTTCTCCTGTGGCTGTATCAAGTACCTTTTCATACTGGCGGCTCTGATACCGTCCCAGCAGCTCTACAGTGTCGCCCTGCTGCCACTGCGCCGCCTCGTCTGCCTGTTCCTGCCAGCAGATGCACGGTAAAAAGCAGCTGCCGCCTGTAAGCTCATTTCTTACCTTTACCGTAATATCAGTAATGCGCTTGCCTCTCGGTGTTTCTCTGTATGTTGGCTTATTCGCTATAACGCCTCTTACTGCTGCCTCGTCCTGTTCTACCGCCTTTTCCGATACCGCCACAAAATCTGCCAGAATATATACCAGCAGTCTACCGCTCTGGAAGTCCTTAAGCGTCTGCACCTTACCTGTCAGTAAAAGCCTGCTGCCCTCTACAAATTCCTGCATAACGTCAAATTCTATGCCGTTGCAAGCCCTGTATGGTACGTCCTCTGCAAATACTACTGTTACCTCGTCCGGCACGCCGCTTGGTCTTGCCGTTTCCAGCTTTGCCATATAACCACAAAACGGCAGCCCGCATAGCTGCTTAATTTCCTTAATCTGTGTAAGCGTTCCTACCAGTCCCGCTGCATTTTCCTTGATACCGCCACCTGTAAGCTCGTCCATGATTGCAGTATCTAAATCCCGTAAAAAATCTGGCTTTTTCTTTGTCATACTTCCTGCCTTTTCCTTTCTTATATGTAAATGGTGTAGTAAAGCGACATCTGCAAATCACTAAACTTATACTGTGCTGTCTGGTCTGGCTCTAATGGTTTCATAAGCCCCAGCTCTTTCCAGCGTCTGTGCGTTATCTCCGGCACTGCTCTAAACTTCTTTACCTCATGCCCGCTGTATTTTCGGTATTCCTCGCTTATCTCATGGTCTGCAAACGGTTTGAACGCTGCCAGATACCCTACGTAAGCCTCTGCTTTGCCCTCGATAATGCGCAGGCGGTCTGAACTTTCCAGCGTGCCTATAAATTCCTTTACTGTCACTGTCTGCCTCTCCTACTTCTCCGGCATTTCGTACAGCCTCGGTACTACTGCTGCAAACGGCTGTACGTTCATGTCGCCTATCATTAAAGCTGCTCCACCCTCTGTAAACAGGTATGTTAAGCACCTTTTCTGTATTTCGTCCAATACCTCTAAGCAGCGCTCTTTTGTTGCGTACTCCCCGATTTCCTCTAAACACCCGTCACTTATGCAAATTACGTGGCGCTTTTTGTCTGTCTCTGCGCCGCCTCTCTTTTTCTTTATGTCCTCGTACTCTCCATACTCTACGCAGGCGTAATTACCGCCCAGTCTATACAGCTTTTCTTTATTCTGGCTGCGTATATATACCTCGCTCATTGCCTTTATCTCCTTGCCTCTAAGTTTTCCATTTCAGAAATGCAGTTTGACGGTATCAGCTCATACGCTGCCGCCTCTATTTCTGTAAGCGCCTCTTTGTACTCAATGTATCCCCACGCCTGCCGTGCTATCTCTGGTACGTTCTGCCGTTCCTCAAAATTTTCTATATGTAAAATCTCGTTTCCCTGCGGCTTTGGAAATGTTCCCAGCGATAACGGGCGTAAAGGGCTGTAATATCTGTGGCTCATTCTCCCGCCCTGCTTTCCTCTTTATGTTCTTGGTAGCCCTCTAAATAGCCTAATGCCTCTACGTCAATTTCCTTGCCGTCCTTACCGTCGCTGTTTATCCGAATTTTGCCGTAGTAGGAATAAATACAGCAGCCGTCATAGTCGTATACTCTTATACTGCCCTCTGTAGCTGCCTCTGGTGTTTCAATAACCAGCGGCTCTGCCTGCTGCATCTGCGCTGCTACCTGTTCGTCTGTTACTGGCTCGCTGTTCTTTCCTCTGTACCAGATAGCCAGCATAAACAAAATGATTGCCAGCACGCCTGCCGCTATAATGGCTACGCACTGTATCAGTTTCTTAACTGCCTGTCGTTTCATTATCCTTTTTACCTTTCTGCTTTTCCTGCTCTTCCTCTGCACACCGTATAAACGCCTCAATATTGGCAATTTTCTTGTTATGTGCGTTAATAGCTTTTTTGGCTTTTTCATACAGCCAATACCATTGCGCAATTTCCTTATTTTCTTTCTCTTTCTGCAAATCCCTTTCCGCTTTTTCTATTGCATCTTCCAGATTTCCAGAATATGTAAAATGCCGCATATTTTTTGTTTCTCTGATTTTATAGCTTGCCTTTCCCACTTACTCGCCCCCTCTCTGCCTTTCCTCTGTTTCTCCTAATAGTATCTTTCTAAATATGCTCTCAAATATCGGTACTGGTATGCTATTGCCCGCCTGTTTATAAAGCGGCATTGTATAACGCCCGTTTCTTTTATGCACCGCTGCCGCCGCCTCAAAATCAGCGTCGCTGTAGCCCTGTAAGCGCCAGCACTCTAATTCTGTTAGATACCTATAGCGCCCGTTTCCCATGTCTATTACCTGTGCTGGTGTTCTGTCCTGCCTTGCAGTAATCGTAAAAGCATAATCTTCTATTACTGTGGCTCTTCTTATCCCTTTTTGTCCGATTGCCTCTAATACGCTCGGTTGTGTTACGTCATACACTGGCGGCGCATCTGGTAGTAAAAAGTCGTTAATATCTTTCATGGGCGTTTTTATTAAATCATCAAAAGAAAATTTTTCTTTTCCCAATACAGATACTGTGAAAACTCTTTCTCTTGATTGTGGTAAACCAAACTCTCTTGCGTCCAGTATTTCAAAATTGCTACTATATCCCAGCCGTTCCATTTCTGATAAATACAAGTTGAAATTTACCCGCATATAGCGGCTTAACACATTTTTGACGTTTTCCCATATTACGTACTTTGGTTTCCATTCTCCCATTTGTTCGATAATATGAATTGTTTCCCACATAAGGCTTGAACGTGTGCCGCTACCTTTGTCTGCTCCCTTACCTCTATTTATCCGTCCCGCCTCTGCTGTCGCTTTTCCTTGGTGTCCTGCTATACTAAAATCTTGGCAAGGGCTGCCATGTATTAAAATGTCTGGTTTTAAATTCCAGCCTACGACGCTTTGCGTCTTATATGGCAGCTCGTCCGCAAACATTGCGTTATAGGAACGTACTGCCTTTTCGTCTATCTCTACATAGTCAATGGCTTTTACTGGTATGCCAATATTGCGCAATGCGCAACGTGGGCTACCTATCCCGCCGAACAATTCTAAAATCTGTATCATGGTTCTTTTTCCTTTCTTTCGTAGTAAAATAGTAATCATTCATAATCAGCATTTCTTTACTGAAAATGCACGTAAGCCCCAGCGGTACTGTAATAAATGCTATCGTTATGTCGCCCTCTGTCGCCCATACTTCCAGCACGGTAATTGCAAGCATTGCAAGCCCGCAGGCTTTCTGTTTAATGAAATACCAGCGGCGGGCTTTCTTTGCCTGCTCCCGCTGCCGCCTCTGTTCCTTTTTTTTGCGCATATCTGCCATTGCATCTGCATAGCCTTTCTGGTATGCGTCCTCTACTATCAATGCCTCTGCTACCATTCTTTGCCTCTCTTCCTTTCGGCGGCGCTCTCTGTCTTTCCATGTGTGCCGCTCTCCTGTTCTGGCGTTTGGTTTTACCGTGCGGGCTGCTTTTCGCATTAAAAAGCAACTGAAAACCTGTTGACCGTCCACATACTTTCTGGCTGGTATGACCGCCGCTATTTTTCCACGGTATACAGATTGCAGCTATTAGCCTGCTACCCTCTGCCGCAGGCTCGCCATGCCTGCTACGCAATGTGCCGTGTGGGATTTGAACCCACGACTTGCCGCTTATGAGGCGGCTGCTCTAACCACTGAACTAACGGCACTCATGGCGGCTGCCGCCGCCTACTCATTAAATAAAAAGCCTTTTTCTATTAAAAACCTTATCCAATCGCAGCCTGTTACGTCGTCCCGCTCAATGAATTTGTAAAAGCTCTCTGCGTCCTCTATTCCGTATTTCTTCAAAATGTTTCTTGCGTTCTTTGCTGCTGGCGTAGTAAAAACATTCTCTGCATAAAATGTAGCCTCTATAGTCCCGTAGCTGTTCTTTCCTGCTGGTGTTCTCATTTCCACTACGACTACATTCCTTTTGCTTTTTCTTCCTACTCCCTTTCTTATTACTACTGCCTCACTGAATAACCAGCCATTCCAGCCGCTACGCATAGGCGCAAACTGTGTGCGTGGCACTTCTACTAAGTCGCCTGCCTGCAATTTGTTAAAATCTACTTTTTTCATGTGTCTTACCTCTCTTTTGTTTTTCTTGTTTATAACGCCTGCTGCCCCGCTGCCGCCGTGTAGGTTTTCAGTGTGGCGTTGCAGCGTTTAAACTCCCTATAAATTGTGTCCCTATGTGTTCCCAGCACCTCTGCAATATCACTTACACTGCTGCCCTGCTTACTCATAGCCTCTATGGTCTGCCTGTCCTCGTAATGCAGACGCTTGTACTTTCGTTTCGCCATGTTCTATGCTCCTTTCCGTCCTCATTTGCTTTTATGGTAAAAAAATAAGCGTGTCAGAGTTTTTACGCTCTGCACGCTCTTCTTTTCTGCTGTTTCCTATAAAAAA